TCATATCAGCGCAGCTTCGGCCTCGCGCCGCAGCACCAGGCCACGCAGCACGCGCCCTCCCCCACGGATCCATTTACGCAGCTCAGTGGGCACCAGGTGCCACTGCTGCGCATTGACCCGCTTGCGCAGGGTTGACGCCCGCAGCTGGCCGGAGCCCAGGTTGAAGGCGAAATCAATCAGCGCCGCCAGCTTGTTGGGGTCAGGCACGCCGGGGCAGAGCTTGAGGACTGCCGGCAGGTACACGGTGCGCACCACTTCCTTGAGCATGACCAGGGCCGTCTCGCGCGTGATGGGCGGGTCGGTGAGCTGCACGCGGCGGCCATCGAGGTAATAGGTCGCGCCATAGCCAATCGTCGGCACGCCGGCCGGGCACAGATAGGGCGTCAGGTACAGGCCCTCGAAGCGGCGGCACAGCGCGGCGGCTGTCTGCATGGCCAGATCGGTGAACCAGTCCACTACTTGCCCCGCTTGGTCAGCTCGCGCGATGCAAAGAAGAAACCCAGGATCACGCCGCACAGCTCCATGTCCCAGTCGGACATCTTCCAGCCCTGCGTGTTGAGCGCCAACACCCACAGCAGGATGGCGATGGATGCCGCCAGCGGCCGGATGATGCCGTTCCAGGCATCCACCCACTTGATGCCCGTAGGCACCATGGACTGCTTGACGGCAGCGAACCAGCCCTCGGCCTCGATCTTGCCCACATCAGCCTCGGCCTGGACCTGGATGGTCTTGACGCCAAGTTCGGCCTGCACCTTGATGGCCTCCAGGTTGCGGGCATGCTGCGCGGCATCGAGGTCGCCCTGCAGGCGCATGCGCTCAATCTCGAAGGAGTGGTCCTGCTTGGCCGTGTACCAGGCGCTGACCTCGCCCCAGATCATGCGAAAAACTGAGCCGCCGAGAAAAGAAAAAATTGCCGAGAACATCTTCAGAGCCTCCAGTGTTTGAGCCAGTAAAGCCACATGTAAAAAGCAATCGGGTTCATCGGACTAGCCTTCCTTTACTCGAGTACGAACAATGAGCACGGCAAAGCCCACAATCACGCAGACGTCCTGCAGCGTGGGCTTTTCCAGCGAAATCAGCGGCGTGATGGCGGCCCCTGCCCCGCCCACAGCCAGCAGCGCCCAGGCAATGGCCTTGAGCCACTCGGTGACGCGCTCGCGCCAGCCCAGGCCATGCCGGCAGGGCGCGGTGCGCTCCAGTTTGTTGAGGGCTTCGGCGAGCACCACCACACCTGCGAGCCAGTGCGCCAGCTGCATTGCGGCCGTCATGCGACAGGCCCCCCGGCCGCGGCAGACTTGCCGGCGAAGCGCTGGATAAAAAACATCAGCACATGCTGCGCACCGCCGCCCACCGCGAAGGCCGAACCCAGCAGCAGCGACTCGGGCAGGCTGGCCAGCAGCAGCGCCAGCGGCGCAAGGTAGCCGGCCGTCAAGCTGCTGGCCACCGCCACCGCCATGCGGCGCAGCGTGGTGCGCACCAGCTCGCGCCAGGTATCGCCGGTGCTGGGCACACTGTTGAGCAGGATGATGGCGACGATGCCACCGCTAAAGCCCGCCACCAGCAAGTCGGGGCGCAGGCCCAGCGGCACACCAAAAGCGGTGAGCGCAGGCACGGCGGCGGCAGCCGCCACCAGTGTCGCGGCGGCGGTGGACGTGGGTTCTGGCATTGATGGTCCTTGCAAAGTTTTTAGAGGAGGACGTTCATCACACCACCACCTTATTCCCGGTGACAAAGCCCCGGATCAGATCGGTGGGGACACCACCCACGTAGTTGACGAACGTGAGGCTGTTGTTGGAGGAGGCAGACCACAGGAAGACATTGATCGCCCCGTTGTCGGCGCAGGGCGCCGGTACAAACAAGTTGTCGGAGTACGTCGTGCTGAGGTTGACGGTGTAGTTGCCCGCAGAGTTGCGGGTCACACTGGTGACCCCGTAGCCGCTGAGCGGTGCGTTCGTGCCTGCCAATCCCCCGTTAAACACGCAGAAGAATCTAGTGGGGGGTGCTGCGGGCAGGCGCTCGACCAGCGCCTGGGTAGGACTGAGCAGCGTGACGCGTGACCTGTGGTTGGCGGTGATGTCGTTGGCCGCGATGTTCACATAGCTGCCGTCGCCCAGTTCCTTGACCAGGTTCGGCGGGGTTGCAACGCCGTTGATTTGCAGCGTGGGGGCCGTGCCGCTGGCAACGCTGAACAGCACGTCGAAGGACTGGTTTGCTGAATAAGCCGTGATGGCCCGTGGCGGCGAGATGGTATAGGCGGTCGACGTGCCGCCCGTCGCAAAAACGAGGCCGTTTCCAGAGCTATTTAGTAGACGCCAGTTCGACGAGCCCCCTGGCAACTGTATCTCGGTGTCGCTATTCGGCGGCAGTGTGAAGCTGGTGCCGCCCTCAATTGTGTCCGACCCGGCGCGCTGCACGGTGACCGTGTTGGCCGTGCTGTCGATGCGGCGCATGTTGTAAAACGCATCGTCCGAGGCTGCTCCGCTGGCCGGCAAGGTCAGCGTGATGTTTCCGGAAGTGGCATCGACCAGCAGCAGGCCGCACTGCGTCGTGGTCAGCGTGGCATTGGCCGTGAGCGTGGTGCGGGCGACATCGCTCAATCCAACCGTATTGAGGGCGTCCCACAGCGCCGTGAGCGTTGCCTTGAGACTGGCACCCGTCAGGCTGGTGCCAGCGACGGTTGCGCGGGTAAATAATTTAGACATCAGTAGGCCCTTTCAAGTCACCGTTGTTATTTACTGGCTTTGCCGCTTCGAGCTGCACATTTGCCTGGCCCTGCAATTTGCCGATCAAATTGACCACTTCGGCATATGGTCGATTTGCAAGGGCGGTGAGAACCAGATTGCTTTCTTGTTCTGTGAGTTTGAAATTGAAGTCCATATTCATTCCTTGAGTTAGTTGCGGTTGGTTATGCGTCAGGTCTTGTACTGGTTGGCGTAGCTCTGGGCTGCGTTGTCCATGACGAACTGCACATAGCTCTGGTCGTCGGGCAGCGGCACGAAGTCCTGCACGTCGGCATTGCTCACGTTGTAAGCGTTGCGGGCGGCGGTGATTCCGGCCAGCTTGTGGGCGTCGGCGGTGGTGAAAGTGAAGGTCATGATGGTCCTTAAGCGAGAGCCACGCTCATCAGCGTGCCGGCGTTGTTGTAGAGGAGTTTGGTGGTGGCGCCGGAAGTGTCACGGCCTACTGCAAATTGACCAGACGGAATATCACCAGCAACAAATGCACCAGCCTTGGTCAGCGCAACAATGCCCTTGACGTAAAGGGCGCGGACGTTGGTGGCGCTGGCGCCTAGGTCATAGGAGTTGTCTGCTATGGGAGCAAAGGCGTAGGTTGCGCCCACCCCATCCACAGACCAGCGGTCCACGTTATTGGCGTTCAAGAGCACATTGCTGGCCCCCTGCGTACCTAGGCGGAGTGCGCGAGTCACCCCAGTCCCGAGCTGCTTGGTGCTAACGCTAAATACGTTTGCGTTCCAGCCTACCCGAGCCCATTCACCGTTGCTAGCATCTGTGTAGGTGTTGTACAGATTGAACAGCTGCGCAAACGTGCCATTGCGCTGGGCCAGGGTGTTGGCGGCGTCGCGGTACAAGGTCAGGTCATTGGCGCCAGCGCCTGTAAGAGTGGTGGTGTTAGCCCAGCCGAGAAAGTAATTAGACGCCAGCCGCACAGCTTTTGCCGAGTCGTCAAAAGCAATGGTGTCTTTGAACCGCATCTGCGCGGCGCTGGCCCGCCAGAATCCCAAGGTTGGCTCAGAAGCATAGGCATAACTCAGCGCAGCCGCCGTGCCGTCATTCAGTTGAATCGTCCCGCCCGTGATGTTTCCAGCCTTGTTCACCTTGAACTGGCTCACCCCGCCAATCTGCAGGTCGATCAGCAGCGAAGCAGGATCACTCGCCGTGTCCGTGACGTTCATCTTGATGGCGGTAAAAACCGTGGACCCGCTGTTCCACGTATCCACCATGTTGTAAAGGTAGGACATGCTAGGTGGCCCTCCCGGTTGTGCATGCAAATAATTTAGACATCGACCAAGCCTTTCAAATCAATCGTTGCGGTGCCGTTGACGGCGGTGCCGGTGTTGTCGACCAGCTGGGTGAGCGGCCCAATGTTGGTGTTGAAGTCAAGCAGGCGGCCCGCAATGGCGCCACTGCCGTCCACGAACGGCGTGATCTGCACGCTGCGCAGTGCAATCCATGTGCGTGCAGGTATGCCCGCAGACGGTGAAAGGCGGGTGCCTGCGCTGCTGATGGCCTGGTTGGCAAAGGTCTGGCCCCCCTCTTGGGCTGCCAGGCTGGCGGTGAAGGTGGTGACCTTCCCCTGCTCCGAACCACCGGCAATGCTCACGCGCCACTGAATGCCTACCATGCGGTTGATCGTCAAGGCCCCAGGCCACGACTGGTAAGCGCCTGGAGGGCCGTACAAGTCAGTGCTGGCGTACACATCCGCGCTGCCGTACAGGTTGATGATGTTGTCGCCGTCGGTGCGGTATTCAATCGTCGGCGTCGGGCCTGCTGTGATGCAGTTCAGCGACAAGGTGCCGCCGCCATACTGCGGCAAGAATGGCGCACTGGTCCACGTCAGCGCGTCGTATTGCGTTGCGTACACGTCAGGCTCGCCGTACAGATCGGCAATAGCGTACTCATCTGACGACGCGAGCGCGTCCGCTACGAGAGCGCCGCCCGCCGTGTTGACTGGCTGTTCTCGATACTGCGTGACTGACTCGGAAAAACGATCCACCAGTAGCGTTCCGTCCCGCAGGCGCAGCAAACTTATGACGGTGCCGGGCCAACCCCGCGCCTGGTAATCCGACACCTGCACGAAATTGCTGCTATCCGGCTGGCCAAAGTCCAGCGTCGCACTGACGGCCGCGCTGGTATTGCCGGTGGTGTCGATTGACGCCACCATGATGGTTTGCATACCATAAAGCCGCTGGTTCAATGCAAACGGCATGGCCGTGACAATGCCGTCATGCAGTGGCGTGCCGCGACTCCAGATGCCAGTCATGCCAGGCTGCGAGCGGATCAGGTAGCCCGCCAGGTCAATGTCGGTGACCTTTGCCCAGAACACCAGGCTCTGCGTCAGACTCACATTGCTTGGTGCCGTGGGCGGTTCGATCTTGCCTATGACTTGGTGGGCTATCGTGGCCCACGTCCCCGGAATTTTGAGCTGACTGACAAACCGCGCCCGGAACAGATAGGTGACTCCATCGGTCAGATTGCTGATGTAGGCGCTGGCAGCGTCACCTGGCAGCGTCACGGTTTGCCACACGTCATCCAGCGCAGAGGCAAGCCGGTACTGAATTTGCACGCGGCCACCTGTCACCACATACTGGCTGGCCGTGGCTACCCACTGCAACAGCACGCGGGTGATGATGGAGCCGTCTGCCTGTTTAATTAGTTGAGCCGTCCCGCTGGCCGCCGTGAGCCCGGCGAGCGCTGGCGTGTCGAACGGGCTGGGCAGGTTGGTGTTCGGCGCGGCATCGGCCGTGATGACGGCTGCGGCGTTGTAATACACCGCCACGTCTTCCACCATCTGCAGCGCCACGGGCGTCTTGGGGTGGAAACTCCAGTCGGTGACGCGGAAGGTTTTTGCGGCCCAGCCGAACTCAGCGTTGGTTATGCTCACGCGATCACCGGGTTGCAGCGGCCACAGGCGCATGTGGCCGGGGTAGGTGATGGTGAGGCCGCCGCGCGAGCGCTCCACGATCATGCGGGCCAGGTCCTGCGTGCGCTGGTGGTCTTTGGTGAAGGCGAAGCTGATGTCTTTGACCTTGACCAGCCCATCGCTGGCCACCTCGGCCGTGTTCTGCCACGGCGTGAAGTCGGTGGCTACGCCCAGGCCGCCGCCATCGACATACTTGCCGCGCACGGTGTTGAAGCGTTCCTTGCTGTTGTAGCTGGCCTGTTCGATCTGAATGGGTGCAGCCAGGTCGGCATCGGTGAGGCTGAGCACTGGCGTGGTCCACGCGCCGGCCACAATGCGCCACACGCCGCCGCTTTGATGGCAGGTGGCGCCGAAGCTGTCTTCCAGTTGCTGCTTGGTGTTCTCGCGGGCCTGGTCGGTCTTGAAGGAGCCGTCGCTGAGGAAGCCAGCAGCATCGGCCGCATTGGCCGCGGCAATGACTGAAGCGCTGTCGATTTGTGCGGTGGTCGCGCCAAAGCCTGCCTCGCTGGTGATGAAGTCGGCCAGGCACAGCGCCGGGTTGTTGCTGTAGACGGTGGTGCCGGTGCGCCAGTCATAGATTTTTTTTCCACGCAGCCTGGCGGTGACGTTGGGCGGCCCACCCTGGAAGCGGGCAAAGTTCTGGTCTAGCGTGAGCCAGATGTAGGTGTAGCCGCTGAGTCGGTCAGCAGCACCCCAGGCACCCCCCGTTCGCGCCGCAATGAACTGGTCATTGGCATCCACGCCGCCGGGGCTCAGATGCTTTTGAACATTCACGCGCGGCGTGGTCACCGTATACGCGTAAGACACGATGATGAAGTCCGGCGATTGCGAGGCCGGGTTGACCGTGATGGCGTTGCCGACGGCGGTGGTAAAGCTGGGCGGCGACGTTGAAATGATGCGACTAATCGCATGACTCGCTGTGCCCACGCCGTTCACATCTAAAACAATGTACTCGGTGGTGGTTACCTCTGCTGTTTCAGAAAAAGTGCCGCCTGTGACCCAGCCCAAGCCATCCAGTGCGCCGACCGCGTTGCCGTCGAGGTACACCTCATCGATGGCCTGGCATTCATGGGCGGCAAACACCACCAGCAGGTGCTTGAACTCACTTTTTGCACCGCTGGAAAGAATGGCGCACAAGCTACCGCCTATGGGGGAAGGGTTGCCGTACACCACCTGCCACGGCGCCTCGGCGCTCAGGCCGGTGACGTTGCGGTCTTGCAGGCTGGCGTTGTACTGGGCCCTTTGCGCTGCGGCGGCGGCCTGCTGGGCGCGCTTTGCGGCGTTGCTGGCAAGGGATGACCCGATCAGGCCCACTGCGATGCTGCCGAGCAGCGCCTGACCAGCGGTCAATAGACCAAGGCCAAACCCGCCAGCCGGCCCTAAAAATGTCACAGCCGCAGATATGAGGCTCACCGGTTCAGCCAAGGCCACAGAACAGCCAGCCAGCAAGCCGACAGCCAGCGCGATGCGTGAGGGCCGCACTCGAAGTTTCAGATGCGCCATGCGGCCTCCGCTTCGGTGATTGGCACCATCACCAGCCCGTTCGTGCCCTGCCCTGCCACCACGCTCCCCAGGCACACACCGAACACGCGCACCACCCGGCCCCGGCTGCGCGGCAGACGCAGCAACACGAAATCACCGCTGCGGGCCATGAGGCCGGGCACCGGCTCGCCGAGCTGCGTGCAGGCGTCCGCATACAGACCGCGCAGACCGCGCACCGTCCGCAGCGCCTCGCGTGCGGTAAGGGTGTCGGGCACCGCCAGCACGCGGCCAGTGGCGATCCGCACCCATTCGGTGGCGAAGGTGGAGCAGTTCTGGCCCGACCAGGCGAACGGCTTGCGCTCGTTGGCGCGCACATAGTCGTCCAGCAGCGCTTGCCAGTTGGGGTGACGTGGGCAGGTGGTCATATGGTCTGAAACGCCCTGGAGAGCCAAATTTGCGGCCTGGCAATCAGGTCGTTGACATACTTGAATCCGGTCTCACCAGGCTTGCGGAAGCTGTGCTGCGGCTGGTTCATGCGCAGCGCAGCGGGGTTGCCGCGCACGTCGTAGGCCCCGGTCTGGCAGTCGAGCAAGACCTTGCCGATGTTGCTTCCTTGGTCGCGCTGGATCCGCACCTGGTCCATGTAGCCGGCAAAGCGGAGCAGCGGCGCGCCGGTGATCTGCAGGCTGCTGCCGTCGACCAGCGCGACCCAGATGCGGGCGCTGCGGCCCTGGTAGGTTTCAGCCGCACCCAGGGCCAGCGCCAGATAGGCGCTTTGCACCTGAGTGAGGCCCAATGTGAGCTTTTGATAGTTGCCGTCTTCCGACTCCTTCAGCTCGCCCACCTCGCACACTGTTCCAATGCCCGTCCAGGTATAGCCGAGCACAGTCATGTCCACAGGCCAGCTGTTCAGGCGCAATGTGCCGCCGGCGAACGCCAGCTCGATGAGACAGAGCACGCCCAGGGCCGGCGAGGCCGCGGCGGTGTTCCAGTTGGCATCGGTGGCAATGGTCATTCCCAGCTCTCCATGAGGTCCAGGCTGTAGCCGTTGCGAATGCCGGGCTCATAGTCCCAGCTCGAGTCGGTAGAGGTTTGGCGGAAAAGCGCGGTGGGGCCATCCCAAATGACGGCCGATGACGCGGCCTGCTGCCAGCGCACGGGCTGGCTGATATTGACAACGATCACGCCTGCGCCATTGGCGGTGTAGTCACCCGCGATGTTGAGCAGTTGACGCTGGCCACCTGAGCCGATGCCTATCCAGTCGCCGGTCAACAGCGTGGCATTGGCCTGCCCTGCACCACCCGTGATCGTGAGCGAGGTGTCGCCGGCGTTGGCCTGGGCGCTCAAGGTCAGCGTGCCGCGCATGGTGCCGCGTGGCGTCAGGTTTGCCAAATCAGGAAGGGCCAGCTGGTGGGTCATGCCTTGAAGCTGCAATATCAGATTGCGCCAGATAGCAGCTTCAGCCTGGCTCAGGCCGTCCGGGCAGACAAGCGCAGCCGTCCAGCGTGGAGGCGCGAGGATGCGCGATTGGCCGGCCCCGCTGTCACCGTTCTGGAAGCGCAGATCAAACCGCTTTTGGCCAAATTTAAGGCGCTTGATTTTCAAGCCCGACAGGCCAACAGGCAGCGTGTAGATCGTCATTACGCGAGCACTCCCTGGCGCTTGAGCTGCTCGGCCCAGGCGCGGTTGTTGTCGGCCAGCGCTCGTTGAATCGCCGTATAGGCCTCGCCGGCGCCGATACCGCCTGCGACGGTAATGTTCGTTACCGGAGCGAAGCCGCCACCGCCGCCGCCGCCCAGTCGGTTATTCGGGATGATGGTGCCGGACCCTGATGGCGTAAAAAGTTCTGGCCCTTGCTCGCCAACAAGGTAGGTATTTCCAGCCCCTACCGGTCCGCCCGACGCACGCGCGCCAGACAGACCAATCAGCACATCGGTGGCAGCATCCCCGGTCGAGGCACTGGCACCAGATGCAACCCCAGATGATCCGCCCAAAATACTACCCAGAAAGCCACCCAAACCACCACCGCCAGGCCTGAGCGCATCAGCCAGTGGGCCGGTGATGCTTTGCCTTATCTGAATCCTGATAAGGTCGCTGATGATGCTGTCGACCAGGCTCTTGAAATCGAGCTTGCCGGTCTTCACAAAGTTGACCAGCGCGTCCTCTGCGCTCTTGAAGGCGTTGGTCAGCGCGCCTTCAATTTGCGCGGCGCTGTTGCCGGCGTCTTCGGCGTATTTTCGCAGGGCCTCGCTGGCACCGAATGCGCCCTCGCGCTGCTTGTTGTAGGACTCTTCGATCAGAGCGCCGACGCGAATTTGCTGCTCGGCCGCGTCTGCCATCGCGCGACCGACCTCGACCTGCATATCGGCCTCATCGATGCCCTTTTTCCGGATCTGATAAAGCCGGTCTTCCAGGGCGAGCTGGATCTGCTTTTGCGCGGTCAGCTTGGCGACTTCAAGGGTGTTTTTGCCCAGCAGGTCGATCTGGAAGCGGGCCTGGTCGTTGGCCAGCTGGTTCTGCCGCGCGATGGCCGTGGTAGCCAAGTCGAATTCGCGGTAGGCCTTGGCCTGCTCCAGCACGGTATCGGTCAGGCGCTTGCTGGCCTCAATCTCGGCGGCCACACGCTTTTTACTGACCTCGCCAAGCTTGTTGCGGGCATCCTGCCGGTCCACCTCTTTCGCGGCCTGCGCCAGGTAGATGGTGATGGCGGCGGCCTCCTTGTCGTAGGCCTCAAGCTCAGCCTTGAGCGCGTCCTGGATCAGCGTTTTCTTGGTGCCGTAGTAGTCGCTGGCGTTGGCGTATTCGAGGTTGTAGTAGTACTGCAGGTATTGCTCGCGCGTCTGGAGCTGCTTTTGCTCGGCCGCAATGAAGGCCTCTTGCGCCTTGAGCTGGCCCTCCATGAGCTTTTTGGCCGGGTCGTCCTGCGGGCCGGCGTTGGCATTACCCAAGATGGACTCATCGATCTTGTTCTTTTTATCCAGACGACGCGGGTCATTGGCCGACCCACGGCCCGCCCCTGCGCCCTGATTCATCAGATCAAATTTCTCTTTGAGCCCACGGGAAAACGCCGTGCTATCGTAATTCCATAATTCCGAATATCGTTTGTTCGCATCCTCAACCGTCTTATTGCGACGCTCTAGGGAGGCCGAAAGTTCTTTGCGATTTCCCTCAAAGGCAAGCCCAATCACGCCGCCGTTTTTCTGGAACGTCCCGAGCACACTCAGATCGGAAAATACTGCCTCGAAGCTTCCTCCAATAGCGCGTATCGCCTTGACCACGGCCGTCACGGATTCGATGATGTAGCCAAATGCGATGGCCGTGCCCTGCGCCCAGTCTCGAAGACTGTTGTCTTTCGCCAGATCACCCACCGCCGACTTTAGACCGTTGGTTTTTATCGATGACTCCAGCATTTGCTCGGCAAATGCCTTCGCAACCGGGAGCAATTCCATGGCAATTATTTTGAAAACCGCACCTTGCGCCGCGTTGAGGCGGATCAGTGTTTTTTCATACTCGTCTGCCATCATGGCCTGATCAGCCGTGACCTTCGCCACCAGATCGCCGGCATCCGCAAGGTCTTTCATGACAGGCAAAAGGTTGGCGCCGGCCTTGCCAAGCAGGTTCTGCATGATGACCACCTTGCCAGCACCATCCTCGTAGTTCGCCAGGGATTTGGCGATCATCTGAAACACCTGATCCGGCCCCTTGCCCTTGAGGTCATCCGTCGAGATACCGATGGCCTTGAATGAGGCGGAGGTTTTATCGCCACCGTTGCTCGCATCAATCATGGACTTGCTGAGTTTTTGCAGGCCGGTCGCCAGGCTTTCCGTATCGGTACCGGACAGCTTGGCGATGCCGGCCAGACCCGAAAGCGCCTCAACCGTGGCCCCAGTGCGCTCCGCGAGCTGTTGCAACCCTGCGGCGGACTCAATCACCCCTTCGATCTTGGACTTGATCTTGTCAAATGTCAGGCCCACCACCAAGGCGGCCCCCATCGCCTTGAGCGATGTGTTGACGATGCCAACGGCCTTATCAATCTGCGCCATGCGCTGCTCTGCAATGGCCGCGGCTTTGCCCATGTCAGATGTATATTTGGCGATATTCGCTTCGAGCGATACGACCAAGGAGCCGAGGTTTGACATTCATTACCCCAAAAAATCCCCGCCTGAGCGGGTTTATTTCGATTTAAAAAGCGCCTGCTTAATCAGGCGCGACTGCTCTTTCGGATCCGCGCTCAAAATGCCGCGCTGCCCCACCACCTGCCGGTTTGACTCATGCCAATAAATAAAGTCATTAGCCTTATAGGCGTCGGGTTTCTTTTTCGGGTCGCGGTTGACGTTGGCCAGGACGGCGGTGGCAATGCCATGCCGCTGGTCGGCGATCAGCTCGCCGAAGGGTTCAAGGGCGTAATAGGCGCGCCACTCGGCCAGCTCTGCGCTGCTGATCTCACACAGCAGTTGGCCAACGGTCTTGCCCAGGGCCAGCGCTAGGCGGAAGTAGAACCTTCGCTCAGGCCGGCCTTGGAGTTTTTTGCGGCGTCTTCCTCGGCCTGTGCGCCCAGGCCGTTGATGCGCTGGGCCGCGGCAAACACGCGCTCCAGGGCGGCAGCGGACTTGAGGGCCAGGCGGTCCACATCGTTCACCTCAAACAGCCGGTTGCCGTCTTCGCCCACCACGGCGAGCGCGACCAGCTTGGCGCGCATGTTGGCCATGTTGGGCTTGCGGGCGCCGTCGGGCAGCGTGGTGGTTAGGCTGGCTTCGAAGGCATCGCGGTCGGCGCCGGTCATGGTGCGCACGAGGACGGAGCCGCCCCATTCAGGGACCTCGACGGCCTCGTTTTTGAGGTCGCTGGCTTCGAGAATTTGGTCTTTGGTGAGAATTTTCATTTGCGTCAAGCCCAAGTAACCGCACCGGAAATGCGAATATCAACGGAGCTCTTCAATGCCTGATCGACTCCACCATTCATGGATTTCTTTTTCACGTAGCCAGAAAACGATGCAGTCGAAGCATCGGGAAGAACCAATTTGAAAATACTCTTCACGCCAGAGTCACGTTTTGCGCGCAATGCCAGTTGCCCAGCGTCCGCGTTGTCGTTATCCAGCTCCATGCTGAATTGCCCGTTGTCAACCAGGCCCAGCATGAATTCTTTTGCCGTGCTATCAAGATTAGTCGTATCAATTTCCGATGCCGTCCCATCGAAGCCGCTAAAAGTCTTTATATTTTTGACTGCGGTATAGGTATTTGGAGTCGCCGTACCAGCGCCCGCCGTGATTGTCTTTCCAGTTGTATCCACGTCCACCGCAAAGGTATTGGTGGTCTTGTTTTTCACCGTCAAGGCAAGACCATTGAGCAGCGCAGCATCGGCACCCGTCAGTCCCGCGATGACCTCGACGTCTCCATTGGCGAAGCCGTGCGCGGCAATGGTCAAAATAGTAGGGTAGCCAACAGCGATGCCAGTGATGGCTTTTGCGCCGCCGGTACCAGTGCCGATACTAAAGGTTGATCCCTGTGCGGAAATTGCGGAGGATGACATGATTAGCCTTTCAGAAAGTAAAAAACCCGCTCAAAAGCGGGCGGGTTGGAGAAGCGTTGCAAGTTGTCTAGCTGTGCCAGATGGAGTAGTCAAGGCTGACGCGGTGCAGCTTGACGGGGTCTTCGTAGAGGTCCTGCGCGGGTTGCGAAACGTTTGGCACCACCCAGCCAGCCATCAGCGCATCAACCTGTCCGGCGATGGTCTGGGCCTGCACGTAGGTGTCGGCGTACACGTCGATCTGCATGCGCGTGTTAGTGAGGCCGGAACTGCCGGACAGCACGTTTTCACTGTTCGCGCTGATGCGCTGGAAGGTGATGTATGGTCGCGCCGGCTGCTCGGGCGCAGGCGGATAGACACGCGTGCCGACATCGGTGAAGCCCGACAACAGCGTCACGAGCTGCTGCTGGATCGTCATTTGTAGACCTTCAGCTTGGCGACTTCTTCAGGGATGCGCTTCTCAAGGTAGGCCTTGATGGCTTCGACGGCCTCGCTCTTCTTTGCTTCGAAGGCGGGGCGCATGAAGGGCCTGGCGGCCATCTTGGAGGTGCCAAACTCGACAAACTTGGCATACCAGGCATCTTGCGAGAGATTGCCCTTCTTGCCCTGCTTTTGGTACTGCTTCCCTTTGCGCACGCCCACGTAGAAGGTCTGCTTGAGTTGGCCGGACAGTTCCCTGATCTGCTTTTGGTACACCGCGCGCTTGAGCGTGCCGGGCGGCGGGTGGCCCTGGCTCACCTCGCCGGTATAAACCGGTGCACGCGTCTGCACTTCATTTGTGATGACGCTTGCGCCGGCATTGACCGAGCCGCGCAGCACGTTCTTGGCGATGCGGTCGGGCAGCTCCTTGAGGGCGGCCTGCAGCTCCTTGAGGCCGGCGATGTTTTGCAGCTCAGCCATTTACAAACTCCAGCTTCACGCCGTGCACTACGACGAAGCGCGCGATCTTGTCGACGTCCGGCCGCAGTCCATGCATCACGGCAAACAGCACGCATGCCCGGATGTACCAGCGCACCCACCAAGCGATCCGGACGCGAACTTTGATGGTGATCTCAGCCATTGTTCATGCCCTCGGATGCCATGATTTCAACGGTGCGGTTGCGCTCGTCTGTATTCGTGGCGCCGCTGATATTGAACAGCCGGCCGTTGTAGTTGATGCGCATGGCGGCCACGGCCACCGGGTTGGTGAACTCGCCGCGGTAGCGCACGGTGATGCGGTGCGAGGCCTCGCTCTGCACGGCCTGGGCAGCCAGCACTTCGCGCGCCGACAAGGCCTCGATGGCGGCCCAGGCGGTGAAGGCATCGGTCCAGGTGGTGACCTGCTGGCCGTAGCTGTCCACGGCGGTGTCGCGGCACTGGAAGACCACGCGTTTGCGAAGGGGCCCGGCCTGCATCAGACGTACCCCGCGATGCGATAGGGATCGAGCAGGCCATCCACGAATGGCAGGTCCGCAACGACCAGGCGCTGACCTACCAGCACTTCCTCGCGGTTCTCGTACAGAGCGCCAATGCGCATCAGAATCCACGCCTTGATGCCTGCCGGCACCGCCGCAGCAGCGCCATAGCCGGCCGTGAAGCTGATTTGCACGGCATTCACGCGGTTCTGCGTGTCGGGCCAGTAGGTGTCTGGCGCGGGAGTGATGGCGCCGGGCTCGCTGATGTTGTCGACCACATAGAGATTGGTCGCCAGGGTCTGCACCACGCCGCTCAAATCGGTGTACTTGACGGCATCCACGGATTGCAGCGGCGGAAACGGCAGGTCGATCTTGCCGCCGCGAAAGCGCACCGCATAGTTGCGCATGGACAGCCAGCCGCTGGGCAACTGGTCAACCGGCACGTAACCCGGCACCACACCGTAATAGGTGTACTTCGGGAAGCTGTCGAGGTACAAGTCCCACTTCTGCGTGACGAAGGCGCGGCGGCAGACGTTTTCAGCATGCACGCGGGCCGCGGTGATCAGGTTGGTGATCAGCAGGTCGTCATCGGCCACATCCACCCGCAGGTGGGCCTTGGCCTCTGCGAGCGTGACGGGCTCCGCGGTGGGTGCCGTGGTGAGCTTGAGAGCCATCGGTATCGCTGCGCGGTGTTTTAGTGGCCGATGGCCAGCGATTCGGCGTATGCGACGGCGGCGGGGTCCGCGTCCAGCTCGCTGCTGGCCCTGGCCGCTGCCGCAGTCACGGTGACAACGTCATTGACCTTGCCGTATTGGCCATCAACCAGCACCCGGGCCTTGACCGACTTGCGGCCAGAGGTTACGGGCGCGGGCGCTGCCTCGGCCGGCCTGGCAACGCCTTCGGCCACCAGTTGGTCCGCCAATTCAGCAGATACCTCAATCTCGGCACCCTCGGCGGCGCCATCGGGGAGTTCTGCATACGTGAGGGCCGCGATGGCGGCCAGAACGAGTAGTTTGATCATGGTGTTGACTTTTCAAAAAGGTGAAATGAAAAGGTGGTGTGCGGCCCGCACACCACCGCCGTCGCGCAATCAGGTTGCGCTGTTGGCGTAGTACTTGACGGCGCCGCCGGCGTCGATCAGGTTGCCGCCCGCACGCATGAAGGCGACAAAACCAATTTGACCGTTCAAGGTGAAAGCGGAATCGGTCATGCGGAACAGCGTCAGGTCCATGACATCGCGGATGATGTATTTGCTGAGCTGGCCGAACAGGATGGACTTGGCATTGGCCGCCATGGCCGCCATGTGCTGATTGATGTAAATCGGACGACCCATCAGACGGTCAGGCGCACCGCCGTTGATCATGGCGTTAGCCTCATAGCCAGGGACAAAGATAGGACGGCCCTGGCTGTCTTTGATCTTGCGCAGCACCTTGACAGAGCTGTCGGCCATCATGTAGCCAACGCCGGGCATGCTGCGGTAAGCCGGGTCCACCGAGTGCTCCAGGTCCACCAGGTCGTCATATATGACGGTCAGTGTTTGGCCGGTGGTGCCGACCTTGCCCGAAGCCGCGGCAGTAACAATGCCGTTTGGCTGGCCAGAGCCGGTACCGACGGTGAAATGCCGGTTTTGAATACGGCCCAGACGCATTGCCAACAAACCCTGGATGTAGGCTTCGATGTCGATGAAACTGTCTTGCACCAGCTCGAATGGGAGGGCGATTTTCTTGGAAGAATATTTCCACACATCCATCGAGAAATTGGTGAAGGTGGTATCAAGGCCACTGACGGGACCGTTCTGGCCGACGATTTCACCTTCCTCTGCCGTGGGGTCGGTGGCGGGGAAATTCATCGACGCACCAGAGGCAGTACGAATGCCGGAGGCAACCTGGCGCATGCCACCGTAGGCTTTCATCGCGATTTCAAGCGATTTCTGGTATTCGGTGGCCACAGTGAAGCCGCCCTCGGTCGTGGTGGTCGTGGACATTGCATTGCGAATGTCCGGCGTCTGGCGAGCCAACATGCGTTGCCGGTCGGCCTCAGCCATGTTGGAGATTCCTCCCGCCATGAAGGCGCGCAGCGCCTTGGATTCGTCTGTCTGCTTGGCGGGGTCTTTGGTGGCTGCGTTCAGCAGCGCTTCATGCTGGGCCTTGGGGTCTTCGGCGGCCAGTTGGGCGCGGCGCTGCTCGCGGGCGATGTCGACGTCGATGGCTTCAACTTCGGCCAGGACGGCGTCCATCCTGGTCGCATCGGCTTCAGGCATGCGCACATCGGCGGCGTACTTGTTGTTGATGTCGTTGGCCTCTTTGGCCTTCACGTTGCGGATTTCACGGAGTTGGGCAAGTTTGCTCATGGGAGCCTTTCGGGTGGTTGTGACCGCTCGCGCAGGTCGTGGGGACGAAAAAAAACCGCCAGGGATGGCGGCTGTCTCAGTTGCGCGAGGCGCGTCACTGATGGGTGAGGCGATTCAGCATGCGCAGGCGCTGTTGCTGGCGTTCGCGGTGATCGTTGGTGATGGTCTTGGTTTGCTCGGGCTTTTGGGCGGCCCTTGGCTCAGGTTCTGGCGCTTGCTGGGGCGCCTTGGCGTAGGCGCTCAGATCCCACCTGGTAGCAGCCTTCACATTGGGGGTGATGCGGTCCACAAAGCCCGCATCGACAGCCTCCTGGGCAGTGAACCAGGTCTCGGCATCCATCAGGGCCCTCATTGCCTCTGCCGGTTGGCCGGTCTTTGCTGCGTACTGATCGGAAATAATTCCATCGGCCTTTTCCAGCAGCGCGACCGTTTCCAGAAAGTCGCTAGCGTTGCCGTACGCAATCGTCTGCGCACAATGAATCATGAACAGCGACCCTTCCGAGATTTCGACTTCATCGGCAGCGATTGCCACCAGAGTCGCAGCGCTGGCTGCCAGCCCCTCGACATGCGCAATGACCTTGGCGCCGGTGTCGCGGATGGCTGCGACGATCGCTTGCGCTGCGGGAACCTCACCGCCTGGGCTGTTGATACGAAGATGAATCGTGCCACCCTTGATGCCTCGAATTTGCGAAACCAACGTTTGAGCGGAAACGCCGCCACCCCAATCGGCCGTCAAGTCATCCGAAACGATGATGTCGTACAGGTAAATAGTGGTTTCATCGCCTTCGACGGCGAGCGCGCGCGGCTGCGCCTGCCGACGATTGCTCGCCAGCAGCTTGAGTAATTTGTTCATGATGTCCTTACGCGGTTGCGGGGTCGGGTTGCTTGTCCACCGTGGGCGCGGCCCCGGTCGTGGCGGAGGTAATACCGGTGTTGAGCACGTCACCGCCTTCGATGGGCGGTAGCAGCTTGAGGTGGCGGGCTTCGTTGATGGTGAGCCAGCCGGGCTCGCCAGCACGGCCAATGGCGATGCGCAGGGCTTCGTTCTCGCTCTTGAGGTCGCCGCGCTCGATGCCAGACACATCAAACTCGACAAAGTATTTCTCACGCAACGGCCAGAGCTTGCGATTGAACTCCTGCTCGATCTTGCGCAGGTCGCGCAGCAGCGTGTACTTGACGAAGCCGCGGCCCATGTTCTCCTGGCCGGTACCCCAACTGGTGCTCTTCTCGGTGCTGCCCACCATGAAGGGTGGCACGCCGAGGATGCGGCAGATTTCCTCCAGGCTCCAGTTCGCGGTTTGCAGAATCTGCGAATCGACGGCGGACATGGTGAGCTGCTGTACCTCCAGGCCACCCGTGAGGATGGCGGGCAGGTGGGAATTGGCCACGCCGCTGTGGCGCTCGCCCCAGGTGGCGCGTAGCAGCTTGGCCTGGTCTTCGGTGAGGTTGCCGGCCATCTTGAGCGCGAAGTCGGGCCGCGCACCATTACTGAAGAAGCGGGCGCTGTACTCGCCGGCGGCCAGCGAGGTGCCGACAGACTGGCGCGCGGCGTAGGTGATCGGGCTGGGACTGCGGATGCCGTCGTAACCCAGGCTGGGGATGTGGATGATGTCGGAGGGGTGCAGCACATACTGCGCGCCCACCAGCGGCTGCACCCGGTACCACAGCTCGCCCTGGGCGTCGCGGAAAGGGTCGACGCGCAGCGGGTGGTGGGCCTTGAAGCCAGTCACGCGGCTGCTGCGGAACGATGGGCGAATGATCTCGGCGAAGCCATCGCCATAAAACGCCCTGGCGCTGATCAGGTATTCCCAGAACACGGCCGCGGATATGTCCTGCTCGGGCTGTTCGTTGAGCAGCCACCAGTAAGGGTGCTCGATCCGAGCGCGGCCATCGGGCGTGCGCTCGTATATCGGCATCGGCAAGGTCGAGATGGCGCCGGCGATCAGGGCCACGCAGGCATACACCGCCGACACCTTCATGGCGGTGGTCTCGTTGACCACCGGGCCGGCATTGCTGATGGCACCGCCGCCGATGATGTTGGCGAGCTCCTGCACCGTCAGGCTGGCGCGGGTTTCGTTGAGATTGCTGATGCGGCCGGTGGTCTCGGGCCCATGCTGGGCGCGCCAGGCATTGAGCACGGCGGAGCCGGGCGTCCTGGCCCGCTCTTGCGCTGCTGCAAATGTTTGGCTCATAGGATGTAGATTCCTGGTGTCGGTGGTTCTTCGGCTCGTATGGCGCCACAGCCCACGGCCATGACGGCCGCGACCATCAAATCGATTCGGCCGGTGGCTTTTTCTTTGCTCAATTTGCGGTTCTCCGCGTCGTCTGAAGTAATCACAGCGTTGGCCGCGCACCAGGTGAACACCGGGTTGCCGGGGTGCACCACCGTGCCGTTGAGCAACGCCGTTTCAAAGGTTTCAATGGCCGGGCTCATGTCCTTGTAGCCCTGGCCGAACGGCTGCATTTCAGGCAGATCTATCGCGTTGTCAGTGGCCAGGGCCTTCAAATCCTCGATGCGCCAGCGGTCATAACCCACCAGTTGCAGATCGAAGAAGCTGCTCAGCTCGGCCAGCCTCTTGATCACGGTCAACTTGCTGATGGCCCTTCCGGGCGTCGTCTCCAAATACCCTGCTGTGCGCCATGCCAGGTAGGGCACGCGGTCCAGCTCTTCTTTTCGCTGCAGGCCCTCTTCGGGCAGCCAGGCAAAGGGCACCATTCGCCACGGCTCGCCCTCTCCCACCGGCTCCACGTACAACACCAGCCCGGTCAGGTCGGTGGTGCTGGACAAGTCCAACCCAGCCCAGGCGCGCCGGCCGCGGAAGTCGCGCCAGTCGTATTCACGTGCTGCGCCCAGCCAGACGTCGGCGCTGATCCACGGGTTGGTGGCGTCGGTCCACTGGCAGAAGTTGAGGCGCCGCACCAGCGCTTCCTTGCTGGGCATGCCACGCGCCTCCGTCACTTGCTCGCGCAGGTACTTCAGGCCCGGCAGTTTTGCGCCTTGCAGGCTGGGGTTTACCTTGGGCCAGCACTTCTCGTCGTTGAACGGATCGTCGCCTTCATCGAGGGCGCAGACGTAGCCAAAGAAAGCATCATCGACCAGCGTTCCGGCAGACACCTTGGCGGCATAGTCGTGGTAGTTCCAGCAGGCCGAGGTCTTGCTCGCGCCGCTGTTGGTGATCATGAAGATCAGGGCCTGCCGGCGGCTCTTGGTGCCAGCCCGCATCATCTCCACGACGGTGTTGTTGCGGTGCTCGTGGATCTCGTCAATCAGGGCTACATGCGGGCGCGGGCCGGACTGACCATCGTCGGCGCTGATGGGCCGGAAGAAACTCCCCTTCTCCGCATAGGCCAGGTTCCAGACGTTCTCACCGACACCCGAGGGCTTGAGTCGCCGACGGAGTTCGGGCGACTGCTGGTACATAGCCACGGCATCGCGGTACAGCACCATGGCCTGGTCTTTTTTCGTGGCGGCAGCGTAGACCTCTGCGCGGGATTCGCCATCAGCAGTCAGGCCGATCATGCCGACGCCTGCCGCAAGCGGGCTCTTGCCCGACCCCTTCGCCGTCTCCACGTAAACCACGCGGAAGCGCCGGTAACCGTCAGCCCCCTTCCAGCCGAACACGCTTCCGATGATGAACTGCTGCCAATCGAGGAGCTCGAACGGCATACCCTCAAACTCGCCGCCATTGAGTCGGAGCACATCGCGGTAGTAGCCGATGGCTCGCTGGGCGGCCTGCTTGTCAAAAACAAGGCCACGCTGGTGGCCGGTCGCCAGGTCGTTCAGGTGACGCTGGCACGCGGCGCGGACGTGTGGGCCCGCAATTTTTTTGCCGCTTACGACCGCCTTCGCATAGCGTGAAACCGGGTCAGCTGAAGTAGCTCGCGGCCCCGGTTTTCTGCTCGCCAAACAAATCTCCTTGTGGCTGCACGGCGATGCGCGTGCGGGCCTGCGGCGTCATGCCGAACTTGTCGAACACCAGCATCGCCTGCTTGAAACTCATGCTCTGCACCAGCGCCCACGGGTTGATGTGTTCGCCGGCATAGACTGGCTGGCCGTTTTCGTCAGTGACCGCATTGCCCTTGTCGTCCACCGCGAGCTTTCGCTTCACCGCGTCTTCGCCCGTGCGGCCAGTGGCCAACCGGTACTGCGCGATCGCCACGCAGCCCATGGCGAACGGCTCCACGTCGACCTCGGTCAGCAGCTTTGCCGCGACGGCAGCGGGGGCCAACTCAGACCACACTTGTTTGGCGGCATCGCTCAACCAGGCGGGTGGCGTCAGGTCCTGCAGGTAAGTCGGGTCAGGCTCCTGCTTGTTCAGCGAACGCTTGCCAGGGTTGCCGGCAATCAGTTTCAGCGCTGTCGGTTTCGGTGGTCTTGCCATTTTTTACCCTCAAGATGCCTTTCCCTTACCCCCCTCCCCCTATCCATTACGCGGTGTTGCGAATCGAGGGACCCGATCGGTCTGGAGAGGTTTTGCGTTTGAGTTTTGACGCCCCCCCCTATCCCTTCCGCGCCCAGTGGTGAGCGGGATCGAGCGGCAATCCAGTCAGGTCACAGCCAACAATGCCGCCGCCCTTTTCAAGCCGCTGCTTATGACTGTCGTGACAGATCTTGCAAAGAGACTGCCAGTTACTCTTGTCCCAGAACAGAGCCTGGTCGCCACGATGAGGAACGATGTGATCGACCACCGTTGCCGGCACAACATGGCCGCGCTTCTGGTGATCAACACACAGCGGATGACTGCGCAGGTAGGTCGCTCGCGCCTTTTGCCATCGACCACCGTATCCGCGTTGTGCTGATGTCTTTCGGTCGTCCATGGCGCGGAAATGAAAAAACCCGACAGGAGTGAACCGGCCGGGTTGAAGGCTGCTGCCTGTGCTTTTGAGGCACGTTGGCTACAGCTTGCCTGAAATGTACCTGAAAAGTCTAAGGTGTAAAAACTCTTTTGCGTTTGTCTGCCCGCTCAACAAACCACAGCGACAGCGCTTGATCGGCCTGCTCCAGCTGCGCCTTCACGGTGGACTCAGCCCGACCCAGTCGGCGCGCCGCCTCTTTGATGCCCACGCCTTTGACGTAGATGTGCTGCAGCGTCTGGTACAAATGCGATCGCGCCGGCTTGAGCGCCTCCACCGCTTCATTGGTGACAGACGCATCCACATCATCGACCGGGATGATGGACTCGCGGTAACGATCCGTCGTCGCCGCCTCATTGACGAATGCCGACTGCGAATAAAACCCCAGTCCGCCGCACTGCTCGCGATCCTTCCACAAGGCCCAGTTGTCCAGCCGCTGCTTGACCCATTCGATTCGCGCCATCACGCCACCGCCATTTCTGATTTTTTCGCCGCCGCCAGCACCCGCGCCCTGAACACCGGCCTCGACTCCAGAGACCCAATCGGCGTGAGCCCGAGCTCGGCAGCCTTGCGGTCCACCCCGGCAGCGGATTCGTGCCAGACATCGGAGACCTGGGCGGGTTGCGGCCGTCCACCCCACGCGCCGCCAGTCGACTGAACCCGCAGCTTCGCCCAATCCTCTCGGACGGCCTCCATGAACGCGTCGTCCCAACTCACGTTGGTGTAACCCTTCGCGGCCACCTTGCGCTTGAACGCGTCCAGGTGTTCGTCGAGCCGGTCAAAGCCTTTTTCCTTCGCCCACGCCTTCACCCGGTCGCTGACCCCGAACTCGGCCGGCATCCCGGTTTTCACGCCTTTGGCTTTTCGGGAGGGCACGGCAGGCTTGTCCTGCGCTGTCCCCAATCCGGAATCAGGAATCAGGAATCCGGAATCAGGCGATCTTGGCGATGCCTCGGCACTGCCTAGGTTGTGCCCCGGTGGTGCCTCGGCACTGCCTAGGTTGTGCTTTGGCAGCTCCTCCCCCTGTTCTCGCCCCATCTCAGGCAATGTCGAGGCAGCCTCACGGACATGCGGGGCCTGGTGCTTGGTGAAGTTGACGATTTGAATGACAGCCGTTCCGCCCACTACATACCGCGCGATGAATCCGGCACTTTGCAGGTCACCCAGCATGGCCCCAACATCAGCCGCGCGGTCGTAAGCAAGCGCTTGCGCTGCTATTCGCTTCGGTCTATCTTCAAGACGCCCTTCCCGGTCCGCCAGCATCCACAGATAAACGAACAGCAGGCGAGTCATCGGCTCAAGCTCCGCCAGCTCTTCGTTGTCCATGATTGACGGTTTGATGTTACGAGCGCGTGCCATCTACTGCCTTCTTATTCATGTTAATCACCCGACCATCCCTCAACTCTTTGTCAGCGCGGCACTCCAGACAGTCGCCAGCGCACAACACTGGGTCAGGCCACGCGGCATCGCCTCGGGCGCATCCGTAGGCGCATATTCAGCAACCGGCTTGCAGCTGTGCATCACCCAGCGCCGCCTCACGATCACCAGGTCGCCACTGCGCACCATGTTCTTGACCGTATTCATCGCCGCCACGCGGCCAATGCAGGCCCGCGTCGTCAGCTCCTGTAGCGTGGGCGCGCGGGCGGGCAGCGCCAGATCACGCGCCGCCTGCAGCAGCGCCTGGCGCACCTCGCCCACCGAGCCAGGCGGCCTCATGCCACACCACCAGCGAAGCGCGTCTCAAGTCGGCTCGCAATTCCCTGCAGCGCCTTAGTGGCCGCGATGTAGTCACGCATCAGCGCCGCCTGCTCGTCCTGCGGCTCCAGCGGACGACAGTCTTCATAGCCCAGGTCACGCAACAGGTAGTTCATGGCCGCGTGGCAGCCTGCGTTGCGCCCCAGCTTCAGCAGCATCCGCAGACGGTCAGGGTCCAGCCGCTCGGCACGCGTCTCGTTCAGGCAGTCCAGCAGCAGGCGATGCGCTGCATCAGGCGTTTTCTCGGGCCACAACTTGGCCGCCACCTGCTTGGGGCCGCTACAGGCCGCAACAACCTCGCGCAAGGCGTCATTCAAAGACTCATGGAAAAGCTGCATGTCATACCCCGTTTTGAGCCGTTACGAAAAATTCGGAACGCTTCGTAATGCTTTTATTGGTCAAAAAAAAGAGACTCATGGCATGAGTCACCACAACAGAAAAAGAAAACCCCACGCCGCCCCAGCGCACCCAAACCCGGGCACTTGCCTGCGCCCGGGACGGGAGACCAACGGAGGAGATAAAGCGGGCACGCCAGACGTGATGGCGGCGCGGGAAAAGGCGGGCGGCCCGCGTTGCTATGCTGTTGGTTCCTACACCTTCAACTTTCACAACGGGGCCACTCATGGAAACGATATTCAAAGACCTGTCGCCAGATGTCCTGCAGGCCAGGGTATTAATACTGGAGGCCAGTCTTGCCATGATGGTCAGGCTTGCCATGCAACCAGAGATGCAGCAAGCCATGCTGTACTTTGTCCAAGAATCGGAAGACAACATGTTCAATCTCGGCGTTCCGGAGGACGCGCTGCCGTTAGCGAAACAGATTGCTCAGGCACTAGCACCTTCGCCCGAATAAGAAGCCTGCTCCATTCAGCTGCGTTCTTGTCTAGCGCGCTCTTTATTATTTTTCGCACGCTTTCGGCGTCATGCTTTTTTGTTTCATGGCGAGCGCGCTCCAACAACAACGCCAACTCAGCCGCACAACCGCATAGTGGCGTCGGTCCACCAGGCCGAGGTATGGCGGGTATGGCCGCCGGCGGGCCACCGAATCCAGCGTCATTCAAGGCGTCCCACATTGCGGTCAGCGTTTTTTTGAACCGCTTGCTACGCGCCCTGGTCTTGTTGCGCGCCAGCCCGGAATCCGGATTGAGCGACACGCGCCGCCCGCTGTTGGCTTTTTTGGGAAAGTCGGATTTCCGCATTTCAGTTCCTCGCGCTCATTCGCCCGACCCCGCCAGGCTGTCCGGATCATCGGGGTTAGCGGGCGAGGCGTCTGCCGTACCTGCTGGCGGCGCAAAGCCATACCACGATGGATCGACGTCAAAGACCTCCGTGATTTCCAGGCCCGGTTCTTTGTGGCTGGTGTGTTTACGCATGACAGGACAACCCCCTTGCGTCCTCTGCCTGGGGCGCAGCTGCTATTGGATTGATAGCTATCGGGGCACGCACATCAAGGGCTTCTGGCTGTTTTTGCTCAGGCGCTTGGGCGCCGGCCAGTTCGGGCCTGGAGTTTCGCAAGTAGGCCCAGTCAACATCGGGGCGCAACGCCTCGCATGGCACAGCGCCATGCGACTCCCGCTCGATGTTGATGCAAAGGCTTTCCCCCAGGCGCTGCCCGATCGAGCACGCCTTGCGCAGATAACCGACGCTGGTGCCGCAGCGCAACGCAAATGACTCACGCTCATCTGGCGACAGGCCGCTCAGGTATTTCAAAAGGACATCCATACCAAGACTTTACCCACAGGTATACGTGCATGTCAATACCCGTGGGTCATTTACCTATTGGTACTTCATATGGAAAATCTGTCTCAATGGAAACGACGGACCCCGAACACTGGCGCTTACGGCTGGCTGAACTGATTCGGCATTTGGGCCTTAAACAAAAGGCATTCTCAGAAAAGACGGGAATCGACCCAAGCTACCTTTCTCGGCTGCTCTACGAGCCCGGCAAAAAAGGTCGGAAAAATCTGGGTTTTGACACCATGTTGGCCGTCCGCCAAACATACGAACTGTCGCCAGGCTGGTTTGAGCTACCAATTGGCGCAGAGCTTCCAAATCGGAATTTACCCACCGAAACACCAGACCGTGAGCGCACATGGGACCCGGGCCCAACAGCGACCAGTCACGAAGCTAACGAACACCAACAACCCCCAGACGAAAAGTGGGCGACCCTGCAAGAAGCCGCCGCATTGCTAACCAAGATGACACCCGAGGGGCGAAAAAATTCAATAGACTATCTGCGCTACATGCTTATCCAGCATCCCGCAAATCCCCCCTCTACGGGCGGGGAACGTGATTCCATTCCCCACCAGAAAGCAGCGTGAGTCATCATGTTCAAAACAACCGCAATAAAGGACAGCAAATGGAAGCAACGACAGGGCTGATGTTGATCGTATGGCTACTGGGCTTGGTGCTCGTTGTAGCCTGGATCATTCTTCCGTTCGCCCTGATCGGCACTAAGCCGTTATTGCGTGAGCTGCTGGCACAGGCCAAGGAAACGAATGCGCGACTTAAGGCGGCACAGGAAGGGCGGAAACCATGAAAAAACTCGTCCTCTTTCTTGCCACTCTTCTAGCTTGTGCGAGCGCATCGGCCGACTGGCAATACGATGATAGACCTGACAAGATGAGCGGGAAAAAAGCCAGCTCCGCCATGTTGGAGAGCAACAACTCACTCGACCTGTCGTTTCCCTATCAAGGCAAAAACTTCGGAAACATACAGGTGCGTCAGCACCCTTCTTACGGGCTCGACGTCATTGTTTTTGTGGACAAAGGCCAAATTCTTTGTCCCTCCTACTCTGGCTGCAGCGTAGCCGTGAGGTTCGATGACAAGCCCGCCGTCAAGTTCAGCGCCACCCCATCGGCCGACCACGACTCAAAAGTGATTTTCTTGAAAAACGCAGCCCGGTTCATTGAGTCAGCAAAGAAGGCCAAGTCAATCCTGGTCCAACTCACCATGTATCAAGCCGGCTCTCCAGTGCTGGAGTTCCACAGCGCCAAGCCGCTGGAGTGGATGCCTCGCAAATGAGCAACGCACGCCCAGCAATCCAGAAATAAAGTTCACACACTTCACCAGCCCGCCTCGAGTGGGCTTTTTAATGCCTGTCTTGCAAAAATATTTACCTATAGGTATTGACAATTAAATATACCCAAGGGTAAAGTTCAACCACGTTCACAAAAACGGAGGTTGAAATGCAAGCACTTTCCCAGACCCCAGCCAGCGCCACCGCCGGCACCACCCCACCCGCCCCCGGCCAATACTGGCCCGGCCAGGGCGGCGTCTACGTCGGCATCTGCCGCGGCGAAGACGGCCAGCCGCCCCGTCACATCGTCGTCGCGACGGCACCCGAAGCCAGCTTCACGGGCGCCTGGGGCGAGTACGGCAAAGACGTGCCCGGCGCCAAACACCGCTTTGAAGGCCGCACCAACACCGTTGCGATGGCCGCCGCCGGCAGCGAGATCGCCCAGCGCGTGCTGGCGCTGCAGATCGACGGGCACCAGGACTTCCACATCGGTAGCCAGGCCGAAATGGCCCTGGCCAGCGCCAACGCCCCCGAATTGTTTGAGCCGGGCTATCACTGGTCCAGCACGCAGGTCTCGCGCAACGGCGCCTTCGTCCAGGGCTTCGAGTTCGGCAGCAGCTTCTGGGACGGCAAGGACGGCGAGCACAGGGTTCGTGCTTTCCGCGGATTACCCCTTGAATCCTTGAACACTTTGGCCGAAGGCCCCGACGCAATTTTTTCGGAAGGCGCGGTATGAGCGCGCCCTCAACAACCCCAGCCAGCGCCCAGCTGGCCACCGCCCTGGTGTCGCCCGAGGTCGCCAAGCTGCTGCACAAGCTGCAGGGGCAGATCATCAAGGAAGCGACGGCCGCACTCGCGCCCGCGGAATTCACGCTGCCCGCCGCGCCGGTGTACACGCGCCACACCTACAGCGACCGCCACACCCATCGCCGAATTGAAAGCAGCGATGCGGCAGGCAACTCCATCGCCCTGCAGACCCACCACCTTGCCAAGCCGGAGCTGCCATGGATCAGGCCGGGCCTCTGGTACGGCGACGAGACGCGCACGGACGCGCAGGGCCGCTGCTGGACGCGCACCCTTGACAGCAACTACGTGATGGATGATTTCGGCACGCTGGTCGAGGTGCCCGCATGAGCACCGCCTCCCGCTGGGCCCTCGCCCTCATCATCGCCCTGGCCCTGGGCCTGTCGTGGCAGCTTGACGGCCCCAATGACATCGAGGCCGCGCAAGACCAGTCCGACGCCCTGACCGAGCTGCAAGCCGCCGCGCCAGGCAGCGCCCGCCAGCAGGCCGCCGCGCAGCGCCTGTGCCGCGAAGAGCGCGGCCCCAACAGCGAAGCCCGGTTTCTACCCGAAGGCCACCTGGTCTGCACCATGCGGCGCGGCCTGGTCACGGCGCAGGCACAGCCATGAGCGACACGACATTCGCCATCGCCAGTGCATTGGCCATGTTTGCCCTGCTGGGCGTCATTTACGTGGTCCACCACTGGCGCGAGGCAAGGCGCAACCCGTCCCACCTCACCGCCGATCCCCGCGCCATGGACCGCCAGGTCCGGCAGCTGCAGGCGCAAGTTCCAAGCGCCGAACGCCGCCGTGTGCGCGCCGGCCAGCCACCCGCGCCGCAGCCATTGCCACCCACAGCCACCGCCGCCATACGCGCCGCAGCCGTGGCAGCGGCCTTGCGCGACGCAGGCACGCCCCTGCGCACGCCCAACCCGCACGAACCCGGCACCTGGGCGGCCAGCGTGTGGGGCGCCAACTACCACCGCGTGCGCGTCGACCACCTGGTAGCCAACCGGCTGGCCTCGCAAAGCCGGCACGCGGCCAGCACAGACGCACAGGCCTGAGATGACCACGCCAACCAGCCTCAAGGTCACCGCCTTCCTGCGCATGCGGGCGTCCGGCTGCGCGGCACCGGACGGCCGGCGCGGCATGGTGCTGGCGCTGCGCGACACGGGTGGGCTATTCCCCAACGGCATCACGGCCCAGTGGCTGGGCCCGGAGGCGGTGGACTTCCTGGACCACCACCAGGCCGAGCTGGTGCCGGGACGCTGCCTGGAGCTGGAGGTTTACCACCTGCGCCCGGTCAATGCCGAGCTGCGCGCCCGCGTCAAGAGCTGCCAGCTGGCCCCCCTGCCCCCCAGCTGGATCAAGCACGCCGAAAAGGCCGGCCACCCCATCACCACCACGGAGCACCACTGAGCATGCCCACCATCACCATTGTTTTGCAAGACCTGCCCAAGGGCCGCGGCGTGACGGTGCTGACCGACGCCGGCGCGCCCTGCGTGGGCCAGCCACGCAGCCCGGCCGACTCGCTGGCCATGGACCTGCTGCGCACCTGCAAGGCCCAGGCCAGCAGCGTGCAGTACGGCAGCGCCTCGGCAACGCTGGCGGGCGAGCTGGCGCAGGCCCGTGCGCTCGCGAATTAACCATTTCTTCAACCACCCCCAAGGGACCCTATGAAGTCTTTCAACATCCTGCTGGCCGAGCTCAATGAGGGCAGCGCCCATGCTGCCCTCACCAGCGACCTGGCCGAGCTGCTGCGCACCGTGCAAAACACCGGCCGCGGCGGCTCGCTCACGCTCAAGATCAAGGTGGCCCCGGCCACGCGCAACAACCACGGCTCGGTGGACAAGGTGAACATCACCGCCGACCGCAAGCTGGAGCTGCCCAAGCCCGAGCAGCCGAGCGACTTCTTCTACCTCACCGACGAGGGCGAGACCACCCGCAACCACCCGCGCCAGCACTCGCTGGAATTGCGCGAAGTGGCCGCACCCAATGCCAGTTTCAAAACCGACGCCGATGGCGTCATCACCTTCAAGGAAGCGTAAGCCATGGACAGCCTCAAAGAAAATTTCGACCTCGTGCAAACCCTCGCCGCCGCCGCAATGGCATCGGAAAAAGTGGGCAGCAGCCATCAGCTGCTGGTACCGCCCAACTACAGCCACAAGGACATCAGCGAGCTGGTTGAAAAAGCCGCACCGGCACCCTTTCGCAAGCGCGGCACAGTGCAGCTGGGCAACATCGCCAGCCTGCTGGCTTACTGCGCCGACCAGAATGGCGCCGACACCGAGCGCGCCGCCGATTTCGGCTACCTGTTTGCCGACCCCGAAACGCGCAGCATCACCGCCGTCTTCAACGACCACCGCGGCCCCACCCCCGGCTGGCGCGACCACCGCGCCAGCTTCAAGGCCGAGTACACGCCAGAGTTCGACAACTGGTTGCGCCACAACAAGCAGCCCAAGAGCCAGACCGAATTCGCCGAGTTCATCGAAGACAACTTCGCCGACCTGCAGGGCGAAGACGCCACCAACCTGCTGAACGTGGCCACCACCATCCAGGCCACCACGGGCATCAACTTTGCCAGCGCCCGCCGCCTGCAGGACGGCCAGACCCAGCTCACCTACAACGAGGTGATCGACGCCAAGGCCGGCGCCGATGGCGCGCTGAAGATCCCGCAGACCTTCGCCCTGGGCCTGCGCATTTTCAAGAACGGCGGCGGCTACAAGCTCACCGCCCGCCTCAAGTACCGGCTGGCCGGCGGCGGCGTCAAGTTCTGGTACGAGCTGGAGCGCCCCGAGCGCGCCGTGGAAGACGCCTTCCAGGGCTACATCGATGAGCTCACCGAGAAGAGCGGCTACACGGTGCTGATCGGCAAGCCCTAAGGCGCCGCATCAAAGTAAAAAGCGCCCGAAGTCTAACCACTACGGGCGCAATCAGCTACTAATTCAATAGCAAAACCCACCACCATGAGCAAGCTCCAAACCATCATCGGCCTCAGCGGCCCAGCCGGCAGCGGCAAAGACACCGTGGCCGACCTGCTCGTCACGCATGGCGGCTTCGTCAAGCTGGCCTTTGCCGATCCACTCAAGAACGAGATCGCCGACGCCTTTGCCATCGACCTGCTGTACCTGAGCCGGCGCGAGACCAAGGAACACGCCATGAGCTGCCTGGCGTTGCGCCGCTGCCTGCACGATGGCTTCACGGCCCGCATGCTGATGGCGCACGCCCTGCAGGGCCAGACGCTGGACCTGGACGCGCCGCGCAGCCCGCGCCAGATCATGCAATGGTGGGGCACCGAATACCGCCGCAACCAGGCGCCGGACTACTGGATCCACCAGACCAGCGCCCGCATCAGCTACCTGCTGCGCCAGCGCCTGGCCAGTCGCATCGTCGTCACCGACTGCCGCTTCGACAACGAGGCCGATCTGGTGCGCCACACTTTCGGCGGCCTGCTCTGGCAGGTCAAACGCGCCGGCGTGGCCGTAGCCCAGGGCAGCCATGTATCAGAGACCACCGGCGAGGCCTTCAAGCCCGACGCCACGCTCAACAACGACCACGACATCCGCCACCTGCAGCAGCTGGTGCTGGGCGAGTTCTGGGCGCACGAGGCCGGGCTGGACGCGGGCAGCCTGCGGGTCGAGATTGGCACACCAGCCGAGCGGGCCGCAGCATGAGCGCCCCCATCGAGCTGCGCGCCCCCAGCATCGGCGAAACCCCGCCCAGCCAGGCCGAGCGCGAATTTGCTGCCACCGCTGGCGTGTTCGACGACTGCCTGCTGCTGACCGACCTGCCCCTGCGCGCCCAGCGACTGCTGCGCCTGGTGGGCGAGCAGCGCAGCATCGGGCACGCCACCCTGGCCGCGCGCGCCGACCACTGCGCCACCATCCAGCCGGCCATGGAGGCACTGCTCGCGGCCGGACTGGTGGGCCACACCAACAAGCTGCGGCGCGCCTACAGGATCACCGAGGCCGGCGCCGCCCTGCTCCAGGCCGCCGCCGAAGCACCCCAGCCCGCGGCGCCGCGCACCTTCACGCGCACCGGCTATTACGAGGGCCAGGAATTGCGCCACAACTGCACCCGGCCCGGCGCCTACGTGGCCATGCAACTGCCCAGCCTGGGCGCGTGCGGCGGCGGGAGGGCGGCATGAAAGAGCGCCCCATCCTTTTCAGCGCACCGATGGTGCGCGCCCTGCTCGATGGCAGCAAGACGCAGACGCGGCGGGTGTGCAAACCGGCCGCCGCACTCTCGGCGGTTGTGGCCGTGCAAGACCCGAATGAGCGTGGCCAGTGCCCGCCCTGCTACACGCCCGGTTGGTTCGGGGATGAGGATGGCGAGGTGCAGTTCTACAGCCCGTATGGCGCGCCCGGCGACCGGCTGTGGGTGCGCGAGAACTTCAGGCCAATCTACCCGCAAGACCCGACTTATAACGCCGGTCAGCCCATCGAATACGACTACGCAGCCACCTACCAACACGGTGACCGCCTGGGCGACTTGTTGGGCGTCAAGCCGAAATGGAAGCCCAGTATCCACATGCCGCGCGTCGCCAGCCGCATCACGCTGGAGATCACCGGCGTGCGTGTCGAGGGCCTGCGGGACATCAGCGAGGCCGACGCACAAGCTGAAGGCGCGGAGCCGAATGACGGATATGCAGGGCCAGCCGCCGACCGCACTCACGGCTGGCGTAGGGCCTACCGGTCGCTGTGGGAGCAAATCAACGGCCCCGGCAGCTGGGCCGCCAACCCATGGGTATGGGCGATTGAATTCAAGAGGGTCGCCGCATGAAGCGCGACCTCTTCACCCTGCCCCTCGCCCTGCCAGGCGAGTTGATCATCGACAACTTCGCCGGCGGTGGCGGCACCTCCACCGGGCTTGAGGCTGCTTTCGGCCGTCCGGTGGACATTGCCATCAACCACAACGCCGAAGCGCTGGCCATGCACGCCGCCAACCACCCGAACACCGTCCACCTGTGCGAGAGCGTCTGGGACGTGGACCCTATCGAAGTCACCAAGAACCAGCCCGTGGGCCTGGTATGGCTCTCGCCCGACTGCAAGCATTTCAGCAAGGCCAAGGGCGGCAAGCCGGTCGAGAAAAAGATTCGCGGCCTAGCCTGGGTGGCGCTGCGCTGGGCAGCCAAGTGCAAACCGCGCGTCATCATGCTGGAGAACGTCGAGGAGTTCAAAACATGGGGGCCACTGCTGATCGACGCCGATGGCAATACGCGCCCCGACCCGACCAAGAAGGGCCAGACCTTCAAAAGCTTCGTCCGCCAGCTTAAGGCACACGGCTATTCGGTCGAGTTCAGCGAACTGCGCGCGTGCGACTATGGCGCTCCCACCATCCGCAAACGCCTGTTCATGGTGGCGCGGCGCGATGGCCTGCCAATCATCATCAAGCCCAAGGCGACGCACGCCGCCCCCGGTAGCAAGGAGGCCAGGACAGGCAAGCTGCAGTCGTGGCGCACCGCCGCCGAGTGCATCGACTGGTCGATACCCTGCCCCAGCATCTTTGAGCGCAAGAAGCCGCTGGCCGACGCCACGCTGCGCCGCATCGCCAAGGGCGTCATGCGCTACGTGGTGGAGTCAGCAGACCCATTTATCGTGGGCGAGTCAGGCCCAGCCGCAGCGCCATTCCTCACGGAGCACGCCAACGCCAGCCACGAGCGAGTCTTTAGCGTGGCCGATCCACTGCGAACTCAATGCGCCCAGGTCAAAGGCGGGCATTTCGCCCTTGTTTCGCCCACCCTGGTGCAGACCGGCTACGGCGAGCGCGAAGGCCAGGCGCCACGAGCCCTCGACATCAGCAAGCCGCTGGGCACAGTGGTGGGCGGCGCGGCCAAGCACGCGCTGGCGGCCGCATTCCTCGCCAAGCACTACACCGGCGTGGTCGGCAGCGACCTGAAGGACAGCATGGGCACCGTCACTGCGGCGGACCATCACAGCCTGGTGAGCGCAGCACTTGTCGGCGTTGGGGCCCGGGCCGGCCAAAGCCGCCCCCGCGGCATCGAGGAGCCTACCGCCACCGTCTGCGCGAAATACGACACCGCGCTGGTGGCCGCCCACCTGGTGCACATGGGCCACGGCGAGCAGTCGGCAAACGGCGCCAAGCGCTGGAGCCATGGCATTCGCGATGTGGCAGAGCCCATCAACACGATCGCCGCGTCCGGCATGCCATGCGGCATCGTTACCAGCAACCTGATCAAGCTGCGCGGCGATAACGTTGGTCAGGCTGTCGACGAGCCGCTGCACACGGTCAGCGCGCAAGGCACTCACCACGCGGAGGTGCGCGCCTTCCTGCTCAGCTATTACGGCACCGACCAAGACCCCAAGATTGACGGACCACTGGCTACCGTCACCAGCCGCGACCGCTTCGGCCTGGTCACCATCAAGGGCCAGGACTACCAGATCGTGGACATCGGGTTGCGCATGCTCACGCCCCGTGAATTGTTCCGGGCCCAGGGCTTTCCGGCCGACTACATCATCGGCGATGACGCCTGCCAGGGCCTGAGCCTGACCAAATCGGCGCAGGTCCGCATGTGCGGCAACAGCGTCTGCCCGCCCGTGGCCGAGGCCCTGGTGCGCGCCAACTTTGCGCACGAAGCGGAAATCTACGGGCGGGCCGCCGCATGAAGCCCATCATCTGCTCCGGCCTGGGCATCGAGCCATGCCCCAAGCGCGACGAGTGCACCCACTACGCGCACTGGACGGTGGATCCCCGCTCCCAGTTCAACGCCTGCAGCGACAGCGGCCAGCTGAAGCACTTCATTTCAACCGGCACGCCAAAGCCAGCCACCCCACAACAGGAGCTGTTCGCATGAGCGGCCGCAAACCCCGCCGCATCCGCTGGGCGCCCAATCCCAAGGCGGCGCTGTCGGTCATCCACCAGCTGCGCCCCTTCGACGAAGAGGAGGCCGCCTCCTTAAGCAATCAGGCGCGCCTGGCCTGGCACCACCTGACCCATGGCACGGGCAGCACCGAGCACTTCGACACGCTGGCGCGCGCCATGAATGCCGCCCTGGTGCTCAGTGAGCCCGTGGGCCAGCCCGCGGTAGATGTCGTGATCCGCGCCCAGCTGACGCTGGTGGCCATGCAGCAGCGCTACCACCGGCAGGGCCGCTTCGGCGCCGATGCCGCCGCCCTGGCCGAGGTGCCGCCGGCGCTGGACCTGCACGACCAGCTGCTCAGCCTGAGCAACCCGCAGCAGCTGGTCCGCGCGCACGCGGAGGCGCAAGACCGCATCGAGAGCGGCGACGTGCTGGCGCCGGCCTACTCGGCCACCTCTGCCCGCTTGTAATTTTCAACACACCACCCGGAGCCACCATGCAATTGCATATCACCAACGCCACCATCCACCTGAGCCTGCCATCAGACGCGGCCCCACAGGGCCTTGATTTCCCCGCGGTCTTTCGCCAAGCAGCAGAGCCAGCCGCACCGAGCAGCACCCTGCCCCCACCCGCCCACGGCGACTACTGGCCCGGCCAGGGCGGCCGCTACATCTGCACCCTGCCGGAGTTGTTGGGCGTGCCCGCCCGTCACCTGATCGCGAGCGAGCATGAAGTCGAGAGCCTGGAGTTCGGCCCATCACTGGACGTGCCAGGCGCCCGCAGTCAGCTCGATGGCCCAGCCAACACCGCCGCCCTGCTCGCCACCGGCCAGGACCACCCAGCCGCCAAATGGGCAGACGCCTACACGGCCGACGGCCACACCGACTTTTACCTGCCAAGCCGCCTGGACCTGGTGATGGCGCACATCTGCGCACCGCAGCTTTTCCAGAAAAGCGGCTGGTATTGGAGCAGCACGCAGACCTCGCGCGACGGCGCCTTCGTCCAGGACTTCGAGGGCGGCTACAGCTACTGGGACCTCAAGGACAACGAGCACAGGGTTCGTGCTTTCCGCTGGGTTCACTTGAGCGCTTGACCCCTTGAACACTTCACCGGCGCTGGCGCCGGTCCACGATTTTTTTAACCACCCCGAGGAGCTACCCATGAAAGTACACCCCATCACCCTGCCGGCATTCGGCGCCGTCATCGCTGGCCAAGGCGGCATGCTGGCCGCGATCCTGCGCGGCCCCACCGTCGACGGCATCGAGCAGCCGCCCTTTGCGCTGCTGGTGTCTGACGCGGCCGTCGGCGAATTCGAAGACATCGCCTGGGGCGAGTACGGCAAAGACGTGCCAGGCACCAGCAGCCGCACCGATGGCAAGGCCAACACCGAAGCCATGGCACTGGCCAGCTGCCCTGCAGCCCTGAAGGTGCGCGAGCTCACCATCGACGGTCACAACGACTGGTACCTGCCCAGCCTGGGCGAGCTCAACTCGGCCGCTGCCAACGTGCCCGAGCTTTTCAGCAAAGACGACTGGTATTGGACCAGCACGCAGGACTCGCGCGACGACGCCTTCGTCCAGGACTTCGAGGACGGCAGCAGCGGCTGGGACGGCAAGGGCGGCGAGCACAGGGTTCGTGCTTTCCGCGCGATTCCACTTGACGCCTTGAACACTTAACCCCTTTTTGTCCACCCACCGGCGCAAGCCGGTTCGCGAATTTTTTTTTCGACCATGGCCCTTTACTCCGAACTTCCCATTTACAAACACGGCTGCGACCTGCTGTCGCTGGCGCTTGACGTGCAAACCCAGATGCCGCGCATTTTCAAGCGCAGCCTGGGCGAGAAGATCCACGGCCTGTGCGTGGAAATGCTGGAAGCCATGGCCATGGCAAATGCTTCGCGCGGCGACGGCAGGGTGCAGCAGCTCGACCTGCTGTTGCAGCACCTGCGCGCCACCACGGCGATGCTGCGCGTCAGCCACGACAAGCGGCTGATCTCCCCAAAGTTGTGGGGCCAGTCGGTCGAGCTGCTCGACACCGTCGGTTCCATGGCCGGCGGCTGGCGCAAACAGACCATCGCCACCCTTTCCGCAGCGCCTGCTGCATGACGGTCAAGGCCATCATGCCCGTGCGTTTATTGAATCCGGTCGAGCCGCTGGGCCCACAGCCCACCGCCATGCGCACCACGGATACCGGCGAGCCCGAACAGCTCGCGCTATGGTCCGGCGCAGTTACCGGGCTGATCGGTGCAAACCTTCGGCCCGGCGACGTAGATAGCTCGGCAACACGCAGAACTCGCGCAACAACGCCTTCGTCCAGGACTTCGAGAACGGCAACAGCAACTGGAACAACAAGGACAACGAGCACAGGGTTCGTGCTTTCCGCGGATTCAATCGCCCTCCGAGCGGGGGCACCTATATGACAGTAAAACACGTCGTTTCGGTCAGCGGCGGCAAGGACAGCCTCGCAACGCTGCTGATCGCCATCATGCGCTTTGGCGTGGCCAACATCATCGCCATCTTCTGCGACACCGGCAACGAGCACGAGCTGACCTATGAGTATCTCGGATACCTTGAACGCCGGCTGGGCCTCAAGATCACCCGCCTGCGCGCCAGCTTCATCGACGAGATTGCAGGCAAGCGCAAGTTTGTGGCCAACGACCAACGCACCCGCCGCCAGTACGACACCAAGCCTGTGTTTGAGGCTGACGGAGTGACGCCAGTGCCAAAGCGTGACGGACGCGGTGCAGTCGTGCTCGACAAAAAAGGTAGGACAGTTCAGAAGACCGTCAAGGTCGGCGGAGGTCGCAAGGTGCGCTGGACCAACAAGGCCAAGCGCCGGGCGCTGTCAGTGCTGCACCCCACCGGCAACGTTTTCCTCGACCTGTGTCTGTGGAAAGGCCGGTTTCCGAGCCGCAAAGCCCAGTTCTGCACCGAAGAGCTGAAGCGAAACATGGCTGTCGAGTTCCAAATGGAGCTGATGGACCAAGGCCACACCGTAGTCAGCTGGCAGGGCGTGCGCCGCGACGAGTCATTCAATCGCCGCGATGCAAAGAGCTTTGAGCGCGTGGCGCCGCGCCTCTACATTTACCGACCTATCGTGGACTGGACGGCGATGCAAGCCATTGAGTTTGCCACTCTGCATGAGATTCTGGCCAACCCGCTTTATTCCATGGGCTTCGGGCGGGTCGGATGTTTCTGCATCAACCAGAGCAAGGAAGAGCTGCGGCAGTGGGCCGCCCGCTTTCCTGCACATATCGGGCGTATCGGTGATTGGGAGGTGCGTGTGGGCATGGCCAGCAAGCGCGGTTTCAGCACCTTCTTTGCAGACGCGCCGGCCGACATCGCCAAGGTGAGCGACAGGCGAATCATTTTTAATGAGCTGAACGTCTGGACCCGTATCCAGTGGGCGAAAACGACCCGAGGCGGGAAGCAATACAGCCTCCTCAACGACGCGGAAGAGACGAACGCCTGCAGTTCGTCTTACGCGCTATGCGAATGACTTTTGACCTCTTTACCACGGACGAACCAGCTGCGCCAGCCTTCACCATGGCAGATCTGGTGCAAGCCTGGCTGGACTGCCGGCGCAACAAGCGCCAAAGCGCCAGCGCCCAGGCCTTTGAAGCCAACGCTGAGCGCAACCTTTGCGCGCTGCGCGCCGAGCTGCTGAGCCAGACCTACCGGCCCGGCCGCAGCATCTGCTTTGTGGTCACCCACCCCAAGCCGCGCGAGGTGTGGGCGGCCGACTTTCGCGACCGCGTCGTGCACCACCTGCTGTACAACGCCATCGCCCCCCGCTTCATCGCCAGCTTTGATGCCGGCAGCGCCGCCTGCATCCCGGGCCGCGGCACCCTTTACGCCGCCAAGCGCCTGGAGCATGACGTGCGCAGCATCACGCACAACTGGAGCCGGGCCGCCTATTACCTCAAAATGGATCTGGCCAACTTCTTCGTGGCTATCGACAAGCGCGTGCTGCAGGCCCAGCTGCACACCAAGGTAACAGAGCCCTACTGGCGCTGGCTGACTGACACCGTGCTGATGCACGACCCGCGCACCGACTTCGAGCTGCGCGGCGATCCGCGCCTGCTGGCGCGCGTGCCGGCGCACAAACGGCTGATCAATGCCCCCGCCGACACCGGCCTGCCCATCGGCAACCTGAGCAGCCAGTTTTTTGCGAATGTGCATTTGAATGCCTTGGACCAGTTCGCCAGGCACCAGTTGCGCGCCCGGCATTACGGCCGCTACGTGGACGACTTCTACCTGTTGCACGAGTCCACGCAGTGGCTCAACGACGCGCTGGCCAGCATCAACACCTTTGTGCCGCAGCGCCTGGGCGCCCAGCTCAACCCGCGCAAGACCATCCTGCAGCCCGTCGACCGCGGCATTGACTTTGTAGGCCATGTCATCAGGCCATGGCGCCGCACCACGCGCATGCGCACCGTGGCCGCCGCCGTGCGCCGCCTGCAGGAAATGCCCGCCAGGGACGTTTTCAGCGCAGGCAACAGCTATCTGGGCCTGCTGCGCCAGGCCAGCCACAGCCACCACGACCAGGCGCTGCTGATGAACGTGCTGCGCAAGCGCGGCCACAGCTTTAAACCAGATTTGACGAAGATTTTCAGGAAGTCCCCATGAAAGAGCAAAACGCCATCATCCAGCTCAAGCCGCTCTACCTGGCGCGCCAGCAGGCCGCCTCATTTTTGTCGATCTCCGAGAGCATGCTGGACAAGCTCGTGGCACAGGGCGACGCACCGCGCCCGCGGAAGATCAGCAATGGCCGCTCTGGCTGGCTGGTGGAGGAACTGGAGGCCTGGGGCAAGGGCCGCCCGGTATCCGACCTGCTGCCGCCGGCAAACAGCGGTCACGGCCGCGCCGGCAAGCCATCCTGAGCGGGCATCGCAAGGCCCTCCAGGTGCCTCGACAACTCACCCAGCCAGTGCCGGCGCTCCGCGTCGTAGGTGTAGGCGTTATAGATCCCGACGATGTCTTTGGGCAGGTGCCCGATGATGGCCTCGGCGATCTCATCACGGCAACCCAGGGAAGCCAGCAGCGTTCGGCCGGTTCGGCGCAAATCATGCGGCGACCAGCCGGCCACCGGAATCACCAGCCCCTCACTCTCGCGCCGGCTCACCTTCTCCGAATAGGGCTGCAAACTATAAATGTAGGTCGAGAAGTCCTTCTGCTCGTACTGCTCACCCCTGGCATCCTCAAACAGCCAGCCCGACTCTCCGACCGCATCCAACCTGCGCCTCACGATCTCCAGCGCCCGCCCAATCAGCGGCACACGTAAATCAACACCGGCACTGAAGCGGGCATTCTTGGTCTGGCCCTTGGGCACGGTCCACCACCAGCCGTCAGCCTCCTCGGCGACATGCTCGGGGCGCATGCCAAAGATCTCGACGCCGCGCGCGCAGGTCCACAGGTACATCTGCGTGGCATCACTTCCCAGCTCGTGCATGTTTGGCAGCCACCCCAACAGCTCGCCGATCTCGCCCGCACGCAACACCCGGCGCTGCTGGCCCTGGTGCTTCCCACCGACCAGCTTGCCCTTGCTCTTCAGACGCCCCTTCATGACCATGCGCCACCAGTTGGGCACCTCGCCATCGAGCCGGCCAGCATCAAGCGCGTAATCCCAGCCGGCGCCCAGCAGCGAGCGTAGCTTTGCCGCCGCCGTCGGCGTAGCCTTTTTGGAGTCAAGCACCTCGAACGCCACCGAACGCGTGACCGACGCGGCCGGCATCTGCGCAAAGGTCGGCTGCTCGTCCAGCAGCCTCAGCAGCGCCACCTCTCCGGCACGCGCTCCTGCGGCCTTGCGCTGGGCCTTCAAGTGCCCAGTGATGAAGGCTTCAACCAGGAGGCGCACGGTCAAGATTTTGGGCGCCATGACTTCGGAGAGTGCACTTTGCCGCTCGGTCCGGCGCTGAGCGGCGGGGTCCGCGCCCTCACCTCGCTGCTCACGCAGCGCCTGCCACTGCGCAGCTGCCGCCTGCACCGTCACGGCCGGCCACTGGCCGATGGCCACCTGCTTCATCCGCCCATCAGTCGGTGATTTATATCGATAGATCCACGTCTTGCGCGTGGCGGATACCGTCAATCGCAGGCCTGGGCAGCCATCAATCACCATGTGCTGGCCCGGCTTTAACAGCTTGGCCGATCGCGCATCAAAGAACAT